AAAATTGGTTCACATTGACTTCAAAAGAGCATAATCCAGTATTTACGCTATCTAAAGTCAATTTTAATTCCGAAACCTTTTCTTATTTTTAGGTTTTAAAGTTTAGTAAAATCAATGAGTTTTAAAAACGTTTCGGAACGTGATTTGTGACAAAAAAGGCCCTTCATTTGAAGAGCCTTTTTTATTTGGTTGGATTGAGTGGTTTTTCTTTTCTGATGTAATGTTGAGTGGTACGTGCAGAAGTATGGCCGAGTTGTTTTCTTGCTCGTTCATCATCAATCATTAATGAAAGGTCTGTTGCTGCTTTCGCGCGAAGATCTCTCAATTGCACTTGGTTGATCTCTTCGGCTAGCTCTTTATATTTTCTTGATGCCGCATTACGGGTGTCTTTGAAATAATCTGTAAGCGATCTCCGCTCGAGCTTTCGCCCCCATTTATTCGTAAATAGAAACTGATTTTCTTCAGTGATCCGCTTGTCGATAATCTCTTTTAATTTACCTATGACTTTAATAGCAACACGTTTACCTGTTTTTTGCTGTGTAATATGCAGTAAATCGTTGTAAATGTGCGAACTATGGATTTTTACCACGTCTATTGGACGTTGTCCGGTTAAATACATCACATCCATAATATCCTTCATATCCCCCGTGGCGCAGTCGTAGATTTTATCTAGGATATAATCTTCAATGTACACATCTCGGTAATTTACTTTGAATTTTTTAACCCCTGTTGATGGGCTGATCTTTTCAGTGTAACCCCATTCTCTCGCCATGCTCCAAATGTGGCCAAATAACCCAACTTCGATATTTGCGGTTGGTTTAACGTCTTTTCTCCAATCTAAATATTCACGAATGTGTATAGGCTCTATTTCATCAAGGGTAAATGGTGGATCTTGGAAGTATTGGCGCAATTTCTTTATAGCCTGAATGTTTGAGTTTCGAGTATTCTTCGCTTTTTTAAGCGGCACAACTTCTTTTTCATATCGTTCAAGCACTTCAATAAACAGAATATTGTCTTTCTTCGTAAGATACTGCATATTCAGCTTTGCTGCTTCCAGAATAGCAATGTGCTTATCTTTTCCTAACGCAACTTCTTTTTTATCGGCCATCGTGTAGTAGTAATACACCACGATTGATCCATCTGCTCTTTTTCGATTCCGGCATACTAAGCCTTGTGGCAATCCTTGATTAATTCGTTTTCTTGGACGTGCCATAATATCCCCCTTACTAACTTAATACTGCAGACCGCCTTCTTTCTTTTGTTTGTGTAATCTGCTGCACTTTCTCACCTTTCAAAATCTTGTCACCATCAGATCGTAACACAAGCGGGAATTTTCTATTTCCTTTTGGGCGAAGAAAAGGAATTCCGAATTCATTTAAGCTTTTCATCTGATATTTAGGACAAACATATCCAGTTATTAACGCTAATAATTCTGGACTGCAGTATTCATCAAAAAATTCTCTTCCCATATTCTCTCCAATAAAAAACCGCCCATAAGAGCGGCATTATTTATAAATCTTCTTCCTTAACGAAAATGGTTATAGAGGCTAAGGCTATTTATCTTTCGGCGGTGCTGGAAGTGGTTGCCAGTGAGATATCTCATAATCCGCATAATCAAACCACCCCCCTAAATCGGAATCATATATTGCTACTTCTATTGGTGGCTCATACTCTGGACGATACACAAGATAATAATCATCCTCTACTGGCACACATTTATCATACTTAATCCATCTGCTCATATCACACCACCCAGCAAAACGCTTTCCACGCTACACCAAGAAATAATCCTATTCCAGCTCCAGCCATCAAAGTGACGAAAATTAAAGTCAACATATAGTATAGCCATTCTAACAGCCACTCAGTAAATTCTTTCATACTTACTCCATTAATATAAATCTTCTGAAAATAAAATATCTGTGTTTGGTGAACCAGATAATCGAATTACTTGGTTTTGAGCTTTAGCAATTTCCATAGCCTCTTTACGCCCAACAAAGCGACCTTTATTCGTTAAAAAGCCTTGGTCAAAATCTAATAAAGGGTATTTATACTGCTTTTCTAGAGTATTTATTTGTTTAAGCATAAATGGGTCATAATGTCGCACGCCATAAACCTCGTGAATGATATAATCGCCATTTTCTAAAGTGCCATCTCTTTCATCCACAAACACTTGGCAAGCAGAGCATACAATACGCTCAGGAATATCAACATATTCTCTTTTTTGGTTTAAGAGTTTAATAAACTCATTGAACAATTTCTGTCTTTCTTCAGGCGTTTGCTGTTTGATTAAATTAATAATATCCATCACTCACTCCATCATACTCTTCATAAAATCAAGCCATTTTTGAGCATCTTCTCGAGTGCGGAAACAGTTGCCTCTTTTAGCGGCTTTACTATCAAAGTCATTTTTAGATGCATACTCATCTTCACATTCAATATATCCGCCATCAATATAGTAGTAGTGCTGAGTTTCTTCTGGTGTGAAAGGCTTAGGTAAATCTTCAATGCTAATCTTTGGCTCCTCCCACATTCCAATGATGTCTAATGAATGATCAGTTTTGTTGCTAAATTTTCCTGATTCATACCAATACATAGCGGAAGACGCTAAATTTCCGTCAATGTCAAACATTAATCCTTTTAATGGGTATAATGTTGACTTATTATCAGCAAATTTATATTCATCAGGAACTTTATAATAAATAATAGCTTTACACCCACTTCGTAACATCACAGGCTCGCCATTCAAAGCGGCTTTTAAGTCAAATTCTTTCATTTTCTTTCTCCTAAAACAAAAGGCGCTCACTTGGAACGCCTATTGGATTTGTTAAATTAGTCTAACGTTTTCATATTCGCTATTAATTTCATATAGAACATTGATTCTATTCTTAGCGATATAATTCCCATTTTTATGCTTGCCAACAACCTCATAACCATCTTTAAATAAAGCACTATCCCAGATGACTTTTAAATTTTCTTGGTAAGCCTTTTCTAAAATTTCTTCTCTTGATAGATTCTCGGAATTCATACTATCTTCTCAATATATTTGGCACCTCAATCACCAAAATTTGTTCTGGTGATATTTGTTTATATTTGAGCCAGTATCGAACAATTTCATCTGCTTCTTCTCGGCTAACTGTTCGCCTAGAATCAATTAAAACTCTCCAATCTTCTCTGAATTGCGCCTCTATGATAATGTACCGCCCATTATCTATGACTTGAGCGCTCTGCTTGATTGCCCTGTACTTGTCCTCAAGAAACATAATCTGAACCTCTTAAAATTAGCCATACTTTTACGTTAAAAAAGAAAGCTTCTTCCGATAACTTTCTTTTTTGGCTCCTATCAAAAAGAATGACGGCATAGAGAGCAATTAGATAAACAACCATCCAATCCAGCACTATTTCCATATCAATCACCCACTTTACTGTTTACCTTTGCCATATTAACCACTGGCAAAATATCAACCAGTGGTCGTTGTAAATTAGCTTGGTGCTGATTATGGATATTATCTTCAGCCCACTGGATAAAATCTTTTACATCAGCTTTTTTTCTTCCATTGAGTGATATATAGCACTTAGATAGTCTAATTAACTCATTTCTAGTTCCGCTATTAAGCAAAACCCAATACTTTTTAACATTTTCAATAGATTCAGAGGCATACTCATCAGTTGTTGGCATTAGGTTGTATTTAAAAGAATCTTCAAAAATATCCTTAAAAAACGAATAAGGAATACTTACATTAATCTCATTCATTTTTATACCTACTTACCCTGCAAAGCGAGGAACTCACTTTGTTTAATTTCGATTAGGTATTCTGGGATTTCTGGGAATTTATCACCACCAAAACCATCTGATTTTTCTGGTATTGAAACGATAAAGTGGTCACTTGCAACGCCACATACCGATACATAACCAGAGCGATCACCAAGCACCCAGCAAGTAAGTTTTAATTTTTGCAACATAAAATCATTAAAGCTTGGATATTGATTTAAAATATCTCTAACGCTTTGGATTTTAGCGTTAAATTCCTTACCAGCTTTTGTTCTGCGGTTGCCAGTGATGACAACTTTCTTATTTTCGAGCATTTCGAATTTATAGGTCTTATCCTCTTTTATTTTGGTATATTCAGGATTATCTAAACCACAAACAATTCCAAATATGTTACTTTCGCTCCCTCTCCATCCTTCATAAAATGGGATAGTGTCAAAAATAGCTTCAAGTTTTTTATCTCTGACCTCTCTATCTTTTCGCCATTTCTCATCTAATGATTTAATATGCTCAATGCTTAATGCACATTTAAAATATCTAAAATTTGGTTTCATTATTATTCACCTTGTTCTTTGTCCATAATTTACCTAAAAGAAAACCGCCTTATCTAGCGGTCTCAATCATTTTTAAAATACGTTCTAGAGTTTCTTTTACTACAACATTATGCTCGTCAGAAAACTTAACAATTGAGCAGTCATTGTGTGATGATGTTACAGTTCTAATTAAATCTACATTTACAATTAAATCACCATCACCAGCTCTAAAATTTGTCAATTTAATAAATTTACTCATAACTCACCCCTAGAATGGAATATTATCGTCAAAGCCATCATCTTTCTCAGCCATTGCACTTAATGGTTCTGGTTTAGCTTTGCTTGATTTCGCTTGTTTTGGTTCGTCTTGACGACCGCCTAACATCTGTAAGTTATCGCCTTGAATCTCTGTGGTGTAACGGTCTTGTCCGTTGTTATCTTGCCATTTACGGGTTTTTAATCGCCCCTCAATGTAGACCTGCGAACCTTTGTGTAGATATTGGCCTGCGATTTCGGCTAATCTGCGGTAAAGCACGATACGGTGCCATTCTGTCACCTCTTTACGCTCGCCAGTGTTTTTATCCGTCCAGCTTTCAGATGTTGCCACTGTAATATTCGCAACTTGCTCACCGTTTGGCATTGTGCGGATTTCTGGGTCATTTCCTAAATTCCCCACAATGATTACTTTATTAATTCCAGCCATATTTACTCCTGATTCTCAAATAACTCATTAAGTTCTCTGAATAGCCATTCTTCAGCATCCCTTAAACAACCACAAGCCATTGCATCTTCGTCTTTTAAAACTTTTTTATAAAAAAGATAGGCCTCTTTTAATCCTTTTAATTCTTCTTTCATTAACTCATCTCCTGTATAAGCTGTTGATAGTATTTTTGAGCGGCATTTACTCGTTCTTTGATTTCTTCGATGATTTTGTCATCACGTTTAACTGTAACGGTCGTGATACGTTTTGATTGTGGAATTTGCTCTACTAAGTCAATATATCGCTCTGGATTGTCATAGCTTGATAATTGCTCGTATGGAGTAGGAAATAGCACAAAGTCAATTTGAGCCTCTTCACAATCCCATAGCCACATATAGCCTTGCATTTGGATTGTATAACCTGCTTTTTTGGCTTTTTCTTCTGCCTCGTCTTTGAAAAAAGGGTGTGAGCCAATATCCCAAGAGCATTTTGTATCAATGATTAGCTTTCTTGTCGGAACGTAAATGTCACATTCACCAGTAATCCAATCATTTTCCCGTCTCTCTTCGTTTTTCTTGAGAGCTAATCCACGCTTGCGACCACTTAATTTAATAGCCTGTTCTTCAAGAGCGATTCCTTTCTCGGTGTATTTATTGCCCTCAAAATCTTGGTAGCCAAATAGGTCATATTTAACTATCTTTCTCACCGCACTTTTAGCGGTAGCCGAAATTCCACTACCGCTTTTTGGTTTAACCATTAAATCAGCAAGCCCAGAGCATCTAGCTTTCAGCTTGTACATTTCCATTTTCAACCGCCTCTAATTCCGCAATTTGTTCTTGGCTAAACTCATAGGCTCCACTGTTGCAAAGGTCTTGTAGAGTAGTTTCACCGTTGATAATGCTTTGTTTGCAGTTGTTAAACGTTTCATCATCTACAACCGTTACAAAGCTCGCATCTTGAATATTGTCTGCGTAGTTGAATTCTTGATTTTCAGCATCTTTCACAACTGCTTGATCGGCTAATACTGCTTGTTGCATTTCAACCGATAACGGAGCTTGTTTTGATAGCAATAACTTCATCACGGTTTTTAATGCCATAGCCTCGAAGTTGTCAGCCCAAACACTTGTTGCCCATTGTCCTTTTGCTTTCTTGTCAAGGTAAGTGCGGTAAGTTTGAGAATAGCGTTGTGCGTGTTGATCAACTTCCGCCTCTGTCATATATAATTCAGCAGTAAAGCTATTTAATAACTCGAAGTAAGCATAATATCCAATAGGCTTTTCTTCTTGCGTTGGTTTTTGTTTCCAGTCAAACACATAGCCATTAATTGGATCTTCTTCTATTAATTGCTTTTCATACACCGGCACAGCGACCAATCTTTTAAACTGACCAGAACGTTGGGCAAGTTGAATTAATCCTTTGTAACCAAGTTGAAAT